ATGTTGACCTGCATGGCGTTGTCGGGGGCCGTTAGCCCATGCAACTTCACCAACGAGTCAACCGTGTTCTTCATCTCGGTCGCATTCACTGCAGCGTTGTACGCGTCCAGGTACATCTGGTGCGCGTGCGTCCTGGTGAACTTGACCTCTTCCCGCATCTGCTCCCGGAAGAAGTTCAGAGCCTGAACCACCGCCGGTCGCTTAGCCGCGTCCAACGCTGTCTGGTAACTCGCGTATCCAGCCGCACGGCCAGCAGCGGCAATCGTCATGCCGCGCGCCATGTATAGAACCAGCCGCTCCTGCTGCACGGTCAGAGCTCCAAGCGTCAGCCCCATGTATGGAGTGAGCGCCTGGAACTCAGTATGGGACATCAACTCATCGGTCTGAGCGATGTCAGTGGACAGGGGTGCCTGGTTCTCTGATTGAATCGGCAAGCTCTCCAACAACTTCTTCATCCAGATAAACAAAAACCGGTGCCCGATCCCCTAGCTCATGCAAGCGGATCCTGGTCAGGTATTCGTGAAGAGATGTGGGATTAGGGTCGATAGAGGCGACGATTGCCTCAAATATCCACCCGTCGTACACCAACACTTCGTGGCCACCTCGGTATGCCGTACCGATAATGGCATCTTCGAAGCCCTCTATTGCGAACACCTGGACTTTCGGCAGCATTTATATTAGCCCTGCTCCTGTCTAATCACAAGAGTACTGGTAAATTGTCTTCACCCACCAGTACAGCATATCTGTACTTAAGCTCTGTTTTAAGAGATTAACCCGTAGAGCAACCAGCTGCACGTTCCCAGGTATATACCCTTGCTGGCTGTCGATCCGATCGATGCTGGCGTTGAAGTCCTTAGCACCTGACCCATCATTGTGATGGGTAAGAACTACCCCTGATATCGCACAACGGCCACCTTGCCGTTGCCAGAGATCAATGAGGTACTCAGCCGTAACCTCGTAGTCCGTGAACCCACGGCTACGGCTCTTACTTTTGCTCGTAGATACGAGATTCGTTAAGTACGGTTCGTAGCCCGTGGACCGTGATTGACGGCGGACTGACTGGTTACAGGGGCGGCATATTGTCCTGAAGCCGCCTTTCATCATCTCGAAGCTCGCTATGGGCAGGTCTGTCTGGCAGCGAGCGCATGTCTTAGTGTCTGGCACTAGTACAACCACACCGGAAGACCGACTGCCGATCTCCTGCGCCGGATGAAGTTGCCGGAGTATACCCTTGATTCCGCAAAAAATTCCTATAGAAAAATTTTGCAGAAAAAATTTTTATAGAAGGGGGTATGCGTTTTTCTATCTATTTTGCTCACTCATAGTCTCCCCCCTCGCCTCCAGCACCAACCCCTTTCCCGGAATTTAGCCATTGGAACCTTGTTTTTAACCAGAATCGTGGAACCTTGTTGCCCAGTAACCCCCCAGCGTCAACGCTCGACACTTCGTGTCTCGCGGTCAGTGACTATTGTGTATCTGTCAATTAACTAGGAGTAATTACTCATGGACAACCAAGCCATGTCGCCCAGTAACCCCCCAGCGTCAACGCTCGACACTTCGTGTCTCGCGGTCAGTGACTATTGTGTATCTGTCAATTAACTAGGAGTAATTACTCATGGACAACCAAGCCAATACAACCAACAACATCAACGACAACGAACAACCGGATCAGATGTATCTCGCTGCTGAGAAAGCAAAAGAAGCATCCAAGTCTGTCATCACCTACGCTAAAGAGAAGCCTGACATGGCAGCTCTATTCGTCCTCGGCGTACTCAACCTCTTCAGCTAATCCAATCGGGAGGGACTTCCAACCTCCCATCTCTAACCACAAGGAACTATCCAATGATCCTCACCAGCGGCAAGACATCACTGGCCTTCAGCATCCTCGCAAACATCACCTTCCTTGGCTCGTTCTTCACTGAGCCCCCGGTTAGCCACTCACTCATCATCGCTACCGGCTTAGCCATTATCGGCACCCTCGTATCACTGCTCTCCAACGACTAACAACTAGCCACTGACCACGGTCAACGTACCGTGGTCAGTTGTTGTTTGCACGCAACACATGTCATGTGCCAGTGGACAACGGTCATGTGCTCATGGCCAGTTGCCCGTGGTTCGTGGTTCGTGGTCGGCTCACACAGGCATGTGTGCAGTGTGTGCAGCGATTACGGTTTGTGTGCAGGCATGTGTGCAGGCAAGTTTGTTGCAAACAAACGCATGCAAGTGCCTGATTCACAAGCGTTTAATACCCTGCGTACACGAAATGTGTGCAGTGTGTGCAGGGTTTTGACCGTTTTTAAAACAGGGTGCAATTTGAAAAATACAACATGTTGTTTTTCTTGCGAACTGAAAAAATGCCTGCACACACTGAACACACATTGATTTATAAGGAAAAATGCCTGCACACACCCCCTCGTTTGCTGCACACATTGCCCTGTTTGCTGCACACATTTAGACCGTTACCTGCACACACTCTGTGGATAACTCAAACTAATGGTTAGAACTGACCACTAACCACTGTTCACTTATACAGGACAACGCTCATCGGTTCCCGATTCGCGGTCAGTTGTCCTATTGATTTACTTATGTAACAACCAGAGGTATCAACCATGTCCGAGCCACAGCAAATTGATCTCTTCGATCCAATGGTCATCTACTGCGACGATGCCCCAGTCGCTAACCTTGACCAGTTCTTCATGTTAGTAACTAAGGATTTTGCTAACACGTTCCCCCACGGCACGCTTGCCGTCAGCCCACCTATCCCACTGCGTTCAGGCGCAGGCTGGTATGTCGGACGTGCCGGGTTCAACTTCGACGAAGTAACTAACCGCTGGTGGTACGAGCCGTACGACCGTATTTCGGACTACTACCAGACAGAATCTGAGGCTGCTGACGTAGCCTCTTGGCACCGTTGGGGAGCAGGACACCCATCTATATGAACGACGAACAATGCTACGTAGTAGCCGTTGAAGGGCTAAAACAAGCCCTAAGCTCTCTCCAGTCTGTCCCCGACCAGGACTCTAAATCCATGTACGAAACCCTTCGCCTCACCAACGAAGCAGCCCATGCCATCTACTCCATGGCGCACATGCGCATGATGGCAGAAGAAAAGCTGCGCGAACTTGAGACTCCAACCGAGGAGTTCTGAACGCTCGCGCGTTCCGCGCTCGCGGTCGGTGCAACCAGTGATCCAACTAACAGGTACAAATATGAAACAGTTGCAATTACCACTAACAACTAACCACGCACAACGGATCACTCACAAACTACAACAAGCAATCCAATACGCAAAGGAGCACCCAGATGAAGTAATGCTCGCACTAATGACTATCCTGTTATTAGACATTGAAGATGACTTAGACGATGTCTCCAAGTAACCAAAGGATACTTAACCATGGCTTCAAATCCGTATACGGTTCTAAATCTAAACACTGTCCACTGGGATTGGCTCGTTGATCACGAGAACCAGTTGGCTAACCACGAATCATCAGACGTTGATATTGATACAGCGTTTGACGATGCAGACAATGCCAGCCAGTTGGCAAAGCTGCTTTCTGAGTACAAGTAATCAACTAACAACCATAGGTAACTACAATGACCGTTAAAGATCAGACTTTCATTCCAAACGTCATCGGCTACATGTCCGAGAAAAACACCACTATTGGCTCCATCGCCAAGTACGTGGAGTCTCAGCAAGCGGACGATCCGCTCGAGCGTATTGCTCTTGCATTCTTCCGTTTGCAGCGCGCTCGTCAGGCTGCAGTGACCGCCGAGCTTGAGCAGGGAGTCCCGGTTGAGGGACCGCCGTTCAAGCCGGAGCGTTTGCTCAGCTTCATTCAGTCCATCATGAACGGTGTCTGCTGGGCCGCTCGCCGCTTATATGTGGCGAACGACAAGCAGGAATTCGGCAACGGCATCGACTTCTCACAAGACGTCGGTGACTATGTCGGAGTCTACGCTGCTAACGAGCGTATCCCCGAGCTGGTGGATAGCGACTTTATGGCGCTCACCCGCCTGCACACTTTGCTCGCCGCCAAGATGGCGTACCTCACCGACATCGCTCCGCTCTATCATTTCGAGCAGCGCGCCAAGGACGAGGACGGCAACTGGTACGTCGAGACGGTGTGTAACTCGTTCTCGCAGGCCATGCCGGTTATGGACGACATCGTCGCCCGTCTCCAGCAGGAATCCGAGGCTAACGAAGTTGCTGACTTTATGAAGCAGCTGCGCGCCGCGTAACCAAACCCTAGAGAAGGTTGGTCGTCACCCTTGACCAAAACGACCACGGTCCCTCCCCGTCGCTGATACCTCGGCGGGGAGGGATCAACCTCTGGCCGCCAGATTGATAGCGTGCCATAATTACCGAACCGGAAGTTTAGGGCCTGGCCAGCAGTAATGTATGGCCTCCACCGGACGCTTGGAGAAGGCTAACCCTCTATCCAGCCCTGACTTCCACCTATTACCACAGCCCGTTTGGCCAGCAGGTCAAGCGGGCTTTTTTATTCCCAACGCAAAAGGACAACCAGACAATGACATCTCTCAATACAAAACAAATCATGAAGACCGCGCTCGATGACCTCGTTGCGCAAGGCATCGACAGCGACAACTTGTTTGACTTCATTAGCACCGTAGCCGGAACTCTCGGCTTTGTATTCGGTGCGCTTCACGTATCTACAGAAAAAAAGATCCCGCTAGAAGAAATTGACCTGCAGATCGACAGCATGTCTGAGTTCATTAAGTCATGCGCCCGACGCACGACTGAACTCCCCCCGCCTAAAACAAATTAACCATGAACACTTGCAGCACATGCAAGCATTGGTATCGGTGGAAACATAAAGTCACCGACCATGGCACGTTCACATCTCGCATGGGTAACTGCAACATGGTTACCATGTGGTGGGACGCTAGCGAATGGCTAGACGAACCGCCATTTACAAGAGAGATTAGCGACAAATACAAAAATCAGCGAGCGTTTGTCCAGGACGCAAGCGACTACAGCGCAAGTCTTTACACCCGTGAAGACTTTGGTTGTCTAGATCACAAAGGGTAAAACCATGCATTGGAACCACAGAGTAATAGTACAACACAACGAGTACCTCGGAGAGGTAGAAACAACCTACCACTTTAAAGAGGTGTACTACGAAGACGACGGTACGCCCACAAGCTACAGCGACCCATTTATGTGCGGCGACAACCTGGAAGAACTTCAGTCTTTAGTCAACCGACTACAAACAGCACTAAGCCACCCAGTATTAGACGACTCAATTTTTAAAAAGGACTAACCACATGAAACAAGAATACCGATTCATCGTATTCGAGTCTCAGTCTCCACTTTATGAAGAAGATCCCTTCATAGCATTATGCGTAGTCACTTACGACGAACAGGGCAAACTGTTCAAGTTCAACTACCCAATGCACACGTTCGACAACATCGAACAAGTAAACACATTTGTACTCGATATCATGCGTGCCGCTCAGCTGCCGATGCTGCATGTTAACGACTTCCCAGTATCAGCATTCGACGACGAAGACATCGAGTTCTAGCCATGATCAAAGCACTACGTGCCTTAATCAAACGAATCAACTCAATTAAAGACTACGACTGGCGTCATGTGCCGCCGCCCAACTGGGCATGCAAACGCAGCGGCCGTGACTACTGGTAGCTACCATGAAAAATCCAAACGTAATACCACCAGGGAAAATATTAATCGACTACGACATGTATAACAGTGTGCTACTCCTAGCAGCCTTCAACGGAGTGGAATACGTAAACTATGAAGTCATACAAGACTTTTCACTTTTACCTGTAGATAAACCACGAGTTACCAGCAAACTGCGTAACTCTTTCCATACCGACACTGTTCTTTTCTCTAGAAAAAACTCTAACGTAGTATACGAAGCACACGAATACGTAAAAACCAACAAACACAAATTTCCAGAATACACATCAGACGAACACAAACAACACTGGGTAGGATTATGGCAAGTCAATTTGCATGCCAATCGTGTGGCATAAATTTCGACGAATCAGAAACAGCCTGCGTATCTGAAGGCAGCGACGTGCATTACATAGGCGACAGCATTTATTTCGAGCCTATTGAATACGACGCTTGCCCCTACTGCTTAAGCATCAGCATCGATCCAATAGAAACTGACAACGAATAACGGAGCACTAACAATGTTCTTTTTATCCGGCTTACTTGCAGCTTTAGCAATGATCTTCTTGCTACTCAAACTTAACCTACGACGTATCGCAAAGTACGACATCTTCCTGGACGTAGTACTTACGTTCTTCTTTATCTGGATCTTTGCCGGTACTTTCGCCGGTATGATGGCTGGCCTCTGGGCCGGTGCCCTTATATCTATATTCCTGTGGTGGGCTAAACGCAACGTGCCACAAGAAGAACTCAAGTGGATCAAGACCAAGCGCTTTCCATATCGAAAGCTAGCTTGGGTCACTGTCATTAAAACTAAAAACCGTTAATTAACATCTGGCCTCTGGCCGGTTACAGACTTCAACCCCCTTGAACCCAGCTCTTGGTGACCAGTGCAAGCCAAGAGTCGTTGTCTGTAACTGGTCAGAGGTTAGACCTATCGCATTACTTAAGGAGTAAACAATGCGCACTATTCGCCCATCACAACTCAAGTCCGAACTAAAAGCCAACGCCTTGGCCCGCGTGCCAAGCATGATCTGGGGCCCGCCAGGTCTTGGTAAATCTCAGATTGTTTATCAATTTTCCAACGACCTATACGCCAAGGTCTTCGAACTTCGTGCTAACTTGTTCGATCCCGTCGACGTTCGCGGCGGTCTCAAAGTAGTTGAGCAAGCCGATGGCTCGTACCGAACTCGTTACGGCGTACCTGAGGATTACCCAGATACTAACTATCAGGGCACTGTCGTGCTGCTCATCGACGAGTTGCCCAATGCACCTAAAGCTACGCAGAACGCGTTGCTGCAGTTGACGCTCGATCGCAAGATCGGCACTTACGTCCTCCCAGAAAACACCATCATCGTTGGCGCAGGCAACCGTTCGCAAGATCGTGCTGCTGTGCACGAGATGCCGACCCCGGTCAAGAACCGTTTCGCGCATTACACGCTCGAGGCAAACATCGACGACTGGGTAGCCTGGGCGCTTCGTAACAAGATCGACGACAGCATCATCTCGTTCCTTCGTTACCGTCCGAGCCTGCTTCACAGCTTGGACGCCAACGACTACGCGTTCCCCTCGCCCCGTACCTGGGAGATGGTCAGCCGCAAGTTGCCGCACATGAACGATATGTTCTACGGCGTTGCATCGCTTGTCGGCGACGGCCCGGCTGGCGAGTACTTGGCTCACAAGGCAATCCACAAGGATCTGCCTGACATCGAAGAACTTATCAAGAACCCGTCAACCAGCCACGTTCCGAGCGACCCGTCAGCTCTGTACGCTATTGCTGGTGCATTAGCATCGCGCGTAGATCAACTGAACTTCGACGCAATCATGCGTTACAACAGACGTCTGCCACGCGAGTTCCAAGTAGTTCTTGTCCGCGACTGCTTGGCTAAAGAACGCACTTTGATTAACGAAAAGTCATTCAAGGAATGGACCACCGCTAACGTAGAAGTAGTCATCTAAGGAGAATCACATGGCTTCTGTACGATTAACTAACGAAATCCGTAGCGACATTCATCGCAACGCTATGGAAGCTTTTAAGGTTGCTAAACCTATGCCCAAGCCTACCACTTGGCTTTGTGACCGAATCCGCGACGGCATCATTGGATCCGAAGCGTATAAGGTTCTCAAAGACTTGTACGAAATACGCAACCGCTATACGTTTACTTCGCTTGGCGGAGTACCTAACAACGTAAGTCAGACAACTGACGCTGTTATTAACTTATCTTCCAAAACCAACTTTGGTACTACGTCTTTCCCAGACGGTACCAACAAGACTATTCAGATTGAAATGGTACCCCAAGTCAAGCTTTTCCGAGGCTCGTCTTGGGGCACAGCAGACTTCTGTTTTGAGGATTTCAGTGCGCAGGTACGTACAGACCTTGCTGCTCCTTTGCAACAACTTTCTAAAGACATTGTTGATCACTATTCTGAACAGCATGACTATTCCAAAAAGATCAACGACCTTTTGGCAGCTTGCACGACAGTTAAGCAATTGCTTACTACCTGGCCAGCAGGCGAATCGTTTGTTGCCCACGAGCACAAGACACGCATGTATACCAAGGTCACTCGTGTTGAGCGTGCCAAACAGATCCGAGAAGAAGTTCAATTCGACGACACATTTGTAAATGAAGTAGTACTTACCGCAAAACTAGTAGGAGGCTAACATGTCTGCTGAAAGCGCACTTATCAAAGCGCGATCGCAACTGCTCATGGAACAGCCGTTCTTCGGAACGCTAGCCCTGAGACTACGCCCCGTTGAAAAAGAAGACGTAAAGACGGCAGCCACTGACGGCACAAGTTTTTTCTACAACTCTGATTTCATACGGAAACTAGACCAAATGCAGCTTCGTGGGTTAATCGCCCACGAAGTAATGCATTGCGTCTTTAACCATCAAACCCGCAGACAAGCCCGCGATCACAGCTTGTGGAACGTTGCTTGCGACTACGCTATCAACAACCACCTTGTGGACGCGGGTTTTATTTTGCCAAAAGGCGGCTTAGTAGACCCGGCTTATAAGGACATGTCTGCAGAAGCTATCTACAGCAAGCTCCAACAAGAACCCAAGAAGCACAAGCCGTGCGCCTGGGGCATTGTGCTTGACGCAAACAGCGGCAGCATAGAGTCTGGTTCTGCTGCCGAGATGGAATCCCAATGGCAAATCGCTGTTGGTGAAGCACTCTCGGTAGCCAAATCACGCGGAAAAATGCCAGGCCACCTGGAGCTTGCACTGACCGATATTCTTGACCCAAAGGTCGACTGGCGTACCATTCTCTGGCCCTTCTTTACCGATCTTACCAACGACGACTTTACCTGGCGTAAACCAAATCGTGCTTACATTTCGGAAGACGAATATCTTCCGTCAATGTACGAAGAAGCCTGCGGTAAAGTCGCAATTGTTGCTGACTCCAGCGGATCTATTTCCGACGAGCAAGGCGTCCAGTTCTTTAGCGAACTAGACGCAGTGCTTGCCCAAGTCCGACCTGAGTCGGTTGTATTTATACAGTGCGACGCTAACGTTCAGGACGTGCATGTGTTTGACCGTGGACAACGGATCACGGACAACAAACGTACGTTCAAGGGCCGTGGTGGTACAGCATTTGCCCCGGCATTTGCTTACATTAAAGAGCACCACCCGGATGTCCAGGCAATTGTGTATCTCACAGACCTGGAGTCTAGCGACTTCGACGAAGCTGAACGTAACTGCATTGCACCGACGCTTTGGGTAGCTACAACGCGACACTCACAAGCGCCATTCGGTACTACTGTATATTTACCCTCTTGATACAAACTCAGTTACTAACTATCCTCAACGCAAAGGTAGGAGACCTTTATGCCTCGAGTCACGAAAGAACTCATTTTCCCCCGAGCCGTATCTACGGCTAATAAAATTAACCTTACTAGCCTGGCCATTGCACTTGGCACTTTGTCCGAAGACAAAGGGCTTAAAGAAATTGCCACTATAATGACTGACTCTTTGTATGCGAAATCTCGCATACGAGCACAGAAGCGTGCAAATGCGGTACTCGCCGTCCTTGAAGCCTATCGTTAACACGATGGGTTACTTCACTGAAAGTGTAGAAGTTATGCAGGTCTGCGATCTGTTGCTTAATGGCTACACTACCACTGAAATAGAAACAAAACTCAAGATCCCAAAACAACGGGTCGATGAAATTTACCGAATACTGCAGGACGCTACAGCGTACGAAGAAGGATAACGCCGTGTCAGAGACTCTTGTGACTTTGGACTTTGAGACTTACTACGATGTAAAGCTCAGTCTTACCAAAATGACCACCATGGAATATGTCAAAGATGACATGTTTAAGGTCTGGGGTGTTGGCGTTAAAGTCAACGATGAACCAACAGAATGGTTTGGAGCAGACGAAGCTGAAGACTGTTTGCGTCAATTTGACTGGAGCAACGTCAAGTTGCTTTGTCACAACACTTTGTTCGACGGCTACATATTAGCCAGGCATTACGGCATAACGCCCGCGTACTATCTCGACACCGCAGCAATGGCACGCGGCGCGTTTCCTGGCTTATCTGCATCCCTTAAAGAGACAAGTATTCGCTTGTTCCCAGACGACGAATCTATGCGTAAAGGCGAAGACCTTGTTAAAGCCAAGGGACTTTACGACCTCCCACCAGACGTAGAAGAAGCCATCGCAAAGTACTGCGTACAAGACGTAGACCTGACCTACGCTGTTTACAACAAACTTGTGGCTAATTACCCACAGCCTGAGTTGGACCTTATTCATCTCACAACCAAGATGTTCTGTCAGCCGATTCTTAAGATTGACCGTGAACGACTGACCACGTACCACGATCAGGAATTCACTCGCGCTGAAGATCTGATCAAGAACTCCGGCGTTTCTAAGGATGTACTATCAAGCAACGTCAAGTTCGTTGCGCTCCTTGAAAGCCTTGGGATTACGCCGCCAGTAAAACGCAGCCCAAACACCGGTAACATGATCCCGGCGTTTGGTAAAAACGACGCAGGTTGGAAGCAGCTAATGGCTAAGTACCCAGAGCACAAAGCTCTCTGGGATGCTAGAACAGCAGTCAAGTCGCGCATCAGTGAGACTCGGTCTAAACGATTTTTAGACGTAGCCCACAGCGACGACACTATTAGTGTCCCGCTTAAGTATTACGCAGCCCATACCGGCCGCTTCGGTGGCACAGAGAAAATCAATCTTCAGAACTTACCTCGAGGCAGTGAGCTACGTAAATGCTTAGTAGCCCCAGAAGGCATGCTTGTTTACGTAGCAGACTTGTCTAATATCGAAGCCCGCATGCTTGCGTGGCTTGCAGGGCAATACGACCTTCTGGACCAGTTTCGCAAGGGTGAGGATATATACAGTAATTTTGCCTCGAAGATTTACAACAAGCCGGTAAACAAACAACAGCACCCGACCGAGCGCTTTGTAGGTAAGACCGCAATCCTAGGTCTTGGCTACGGCATGGGACACAAGAAGTTCAAACTCACTCTGGAATCCGGAGCCGCCGGACCGGTCATGCAAATTTCAGAATCAGACGCCTTAAACGTTGTACATACATACAGGTCTAGCTACAGCTGCATTCCGCTTTTATGGGGGCGAATGGAAAACCTCTTGAAGCAATCACTAGACCGAAACAACTACGGCGTTACTTACCGCAACGGAGTCTTAACAATACAAGATCGTTCTCTTGTTTTGCCTAATGGAATGGCTTTGAGATACGAGAACTTACAAATGACTCCTCAAGGCATGACTTACGAAACGCGCGGGTTTAGCCATGAGTCAACTTATGGTGGTCGAATAACTGAAAATGTTATTCAGGCTTTATCAAGAATAGTAATTACTGACAGTTTATTGAGGCTAGACAAGAACTTACGCAACGGATGCGTTGCCCTTACCGTACATGACGAAGTAGTAATTGTTGCATCAGATGAAAATCCCGATGCTACAATGGCTCAAATCATTGACGATCTTTGCACCCCGCCCAGCTGGGCTCCGGATCTACCGTTGTCCGCTGAAGGTGGCTATGACAGGATGTATAGTAAGTAATGTCCAGGCTTGTTTTAACAAGGCGTTTAAACGAAACCGTTGTTGTTCAACACAACGGTAAAGTCCTTGTTGAAGTAAAAGTCTGTCGCATAGATCGTAATCAAGTTCGCATTGCTTTCGTCGCTGACCCGTCAGTAATTATTGACCGGAAAGAAACTTTAGACGAAAGCCCCGGCTCTTCGGAGCAAGACAAGGGCTAGTGTTTCTGGGGAGTTGTTATGAAGGTTACGTTTCTGGAGAGCTCAAACGGCACTCCACTTAGCAAGCATTACTTTACAAGTGGCGAATCACGACCGTATCCGTATGTAAAAGACGTAACTTCGTACGAGCACACAATACCTAATGATCAAGCTGGTTTAGTGCAGCTTGAAGATTTGATCCGTCAGCACGCCGCAAAAGGCGACTGCATGCTGAAGGGTCCACTGCGTCGACAACTTGTAAACGAAAGCCGCGCACAAAAAAGCGACAGGCTTGCCGTTAGCAATTTACTTGTACTTGACTTTGATGCAATCACATTACCGCGGCGAATTGTACGTTCGAAAAAGCTAAGCGCTAATGACGTACAACTGATCTCTGAACAGATCATTGCTGAGTTGCCACCTGAACTTCACAACGTCAGTTATATCGCGCAGGCATCAGCTAGCCTTGGTCTTAAAGGCGACCGTATTTCGTTGCACATCTTTATGATGCTTACAGTGGCTATGCCACCTAAGTCCATAAAGCTTTGGCTACAAAACATCAATTACGTTTCAGATCTTCTCAAGCCACAACTTGAGTTAAGCGCCAACGGCCAGTCAATCAAACACCCATTAGACGTGTCGGTTGCTGATAACAGCAAACTAATCTTTATATCGCCACCGACGTTTGAAGACTCGACTAAAAACCCATTCGTGTCTGACGACGACCGCGTCATTCGCGTCGACAGAGACAACGCAACGTTTGACATGGCAGCAGCCATGGCAAGTCTCAACCCAGAGACTGTCTTCCAAATCGGACAACAGATTAAAGATGACCTCCGCGAAGGCAAAGGCATCCGCAAGAAGTCTGGTAAGTACCAGACAATGACTATTGAGCACCAAGCTCACGAAGTACTGTTAAACCCAGACAAAATGTCCATCTCGATTGCTGACAGTTCAGCAATGCCTTGGGTCCGCTGCAATATCAATGGCGGCGATAGTGGCGGCTACTACTTCAACATCGAACGTCCGACGTACATGTACAACTTTAAGGACGAACCAATATTCGAAATTGAAAAAGCCGACAAGGAATTTTACAAAAGCATCTTCGAAATCTTTCAACAGCATCTCGAGAAAGTCGGTAAGTCTACTTACCCGGTTGTCCTTCGTGACTATTACACCGACGTCTACTACAACGGAGTATTTGACCCGAACTTAAATCAGTTCACAGAAGAATACCCGTTAATCCCGACTAGCAAGACCAGCATTGAAAGTTTCATGCTAAGCCACGGACGTCCGGAACCAGACTTTATCCGTGACGCACGCGTTGTGTTTGACCCTACATCTAATAGTCCAGCCATTGATTTCGACAATGTCCCATACTTCGTAAACATGTACCGTAAAACTAAGTACATGTTAGGAGCTGAAGACCTTGGCTTTAAACTAGAGTTTGGCCAAGCAAAACTGATATCGAACCACTGCCCACTAATCTATACCTTGATACATCACGTTCTTGGCAACGGTGACCAGGAGTTCGAACGTTTTATCAACTGGCTGGCTTACATATTCCAGACACGCAAGAAAGCCAAGACAGCCTGGGTACTTGGCGGCGTACCAGGAACCGGTAAAGGTTTGTTCTATAGCAAGGTACTTCGTCCCTTGTTTGGTTCTGAGCACGTACCAATGCGAGCACTGCAGAGCATTGAAGAACATTTCAATCTTTACATGCGTAACTCAATCTTCTTGATTGTCGACGAATTCCACATGGCTTCGTCTTCGCTTGGCGCTATGAAGATCGCTGACAAGCTTAAGAATCAGATCACAGAAGATACAATCACAATCCGCGCAATGCGTACTAACCAAGTTGAAGTTCCTAACTTTACTAACTTCATCTTTCTCACTAACCGCAACGACGCAGTAAAGATTGAGAACGGCGATCGTCGGTACAACATTCCGCCACGCCAGGAGTTTAAGTTAGAAGAAGCTCACCCAGAACTTCTCAAGAACCTCGATAAACTAGAAGACGAACTGTTTAGCTTCGGATCTATTTTGCATAGCTTCGTAGTTAATGAGCGCATGGTTCATACCTGCATTGACAACCAGGCCAAGAACCATATGCGACACGTTTCTATGTCGCTCATGGAAGAGTTCTCGGAGGCTATCAAACGCGGCAATCTGTTGTTTTTTAGCGACATCTTGGACATCAACACAGCTAACGTTCAGAACATGAACGAAGTTGCTACGGCGCAACGCTTTGTAAAAACTTGGATTGCTAACGCCAAAGAGAAATACGACATCATCCCGATGGAACATCTTCGCACTGTGTATCACGTACAAACTGAGTCAAGTAACCGTTTGTCCCAACGTGAGTTCACAAAACAAATGAGCCGTAACGGGATTGAGACATCCAGAAAACGAGCTGCTAATGCCAGCCGTGACAGCAACCTTATTAGCGGGGTAACAGTCACTTGGAACATTGACGACCTCGAGCGTCAACGTCTCATCAACATCTATTTTGATGGGACCGACCAACGACTGTTGCAAAATACAAACATTAGCTATACTGACAAGGTCAATTCCAACTGAGTCAGTAATAGTGATTAAACTTACGCAGAGTACCAGGCCGGACTCTGAAGACGGTTTACTTAAACCTGAGAAGTTCGGTCCTGTCCCCACCTGGTCCTATTCGGCGCTCAAGACCTTTGAAGAGTGTCCTTACCGGACCTACATTCAACGTGTTAAGAAGATCCCTGAGCCGCCTAGTCCTGCGGCAGACCGAGGCACAGCAATCCACAAGCTGGCTGAAGAGTTTGTTAAAGGCGAAATCGGCGAACTCCCAGCTGAGCTTAATAAGTTCGAAGACGAGTTCCACGAGTTACGTACGCTTTTCGCGGACGCTAAAGTAGAACTCGAAGGCGAATGGGGCTTCAGCATCGAATGGGAACCCGTAGGCTGGATGGTCCCCCAGACTTGGGCACGCATTAAACTAGATGCCTTAGTCCACCAGGACGACACCAGCGCAAGAGTCATCGACTTTAAAACCGGCAAGAAATTCGGCAACGAAATTCCACACGCCCAACAGTGTTTGCTTTATGCAATTGCAACGTTCTTTCGGTACCCGCAGCTCCAGTACGTTCGGACCGAGCTCTGGTACTTAGACAAAGGCGAGTCAACAATGCGCGGCTTTACACGTCAAGAAGCCATGCAGTTTGCGCCAGGCTTCCACAGCCGAGCAATAGGCATGACCACCTGTGAAGACTTCACCCCGACGCCCAGCAAAGACGCCTGTCGATGGTGTCCATACGGCAAAGGTGAGCACCCTGAATGTACTTGGGGGGTAAAGTAACAGCACTAAAAACCGGAGCACAAATGCTATTCTTTTTCAAAAAACCTAAAGTTACTGTTGATTGTTTTATCGACAGTAAAATTATGGCAGACGCTTATTCAATCCGAAGAGCAATCAAACTTACCCCCAGCTGGTGGCAAGACTTAACTCCAACTTGTCCAGTATCTATTTCTGGCATAACTGAACAAGTTCCAACGTCAAAGCAGTGCTCCGGTTTTTTATCTTTGTATAAAGAGTCATGGGTAGTTCCTTTGTGGTCTGACCTAATTGTCCATACCGCAAGTAACGGACAGTACAAGTACAAGTTTGCAAGTAACGAAACTTGGGCAACTATGCACACACATCCTTCTTACCAATACCAAGGTGGATTTACAGACAAGATACATTTTAAAATTAACTGCCCATGGCACTTAGCTGAAAACAGAAAAACAAAGTTTTTGTTTTTACCAGCTACTTGGTCGTTAGCAGACAGCCATGCCCAATTGCATTTTTTACCAGGCGTATTGGACTTCACTAGCAACCACGCCATACACGCTAACGTACTAGCTCCAAAAGCTGAACAGCAATATAGGTTTTTTGCAGGGTCCCCGCTCATACACCTTGTTCCTTTAACGGAACATGAAGTTAGATTTAAAACACATGCGGTCACCGAACAAGAGTTTAAACAACTGCAAAAAGACACCCACCCGCGCAACTTAAACAAATTTTCATAGCCTATTGCCTTAGGGCTACGACTTAAACCCCTCCTAGTGAGGGGTTTTTTTATGAGCATTAAAAGCTCGTCGTAACCTAAGGAGGACTCATGTCCCTTTTCTTGAAGCTGGTAACAGCTCTAGAAATAATCTTACTTCTTAAAAAGTTACGAGAACAAAATGAAACCTCTACTTCAAACTCAAATAGCTATACCGTTATCAAGAACCCGGTTCAAAAAAAGCGTCAAGGAACCGACGCTAACAATGCTGAAATCCGGCAAAGCTAACAAAAAGCTAGGGGGCTCCGTCCGCAAAGGAATGTGGAAGGGGCTCCCGATTTTTTCCCTGACGCTTGAAGAACGAGCTTCTTGCCCATCCACCTGTGAGCAATGGACCAACTGTTACGGCAACAACATGCCGTTTGCTCACAGATATGACCACACCCACCCTCATTTCGAAGAAGCACTGACCACGGACCTCTTGCAACTGTCCAAGCGCCACGAACAAGGATTCGTTGTCCGTTTGCACGTACTTGGCGATTTCTACTCTCCAGACTACGTCCGCTTCTGGATGACCATGCTGCTAGTTCTACCTGGACTACGAGTGTTTGGGTACACACATCATCGGCACAACACTCCAGTTGGACAACTAATAGGTAACTTAAACGTGACCTTTCCAGATCGCTGGCGTGTACGGTTCTCAGATGACCCAAACGTCGAGTTTCGGTCACAAGTTGTTGCTTCTCCGCAACAAGCTACCGGAGTCGTATGCCCTGAACAATTGGGCAAAGCCGCCTCGTGTGGCAATTGTGCATACTGTTGGCATAGTGAAAAACCTGTATTCTTTGTTGAACATTGACAAAACTCGAGTTAGTATCTGATCTTTACTGAGAACTAATCAATGCTTAAACCTTTTGATCATCAAGTTAAAACTACTAATTTCCTTCTAAAAACTCCCCGAGCACTTATCACTTCCGATCCAGGAACTGGTAAAACCCGCAGCGTCATAGACGCTTATGCTCAGCGGAAAGAAGGACGCATGCTCGTACTTGCGCCTTTGTCGATCCTCTCTGCTTCGTGGGGAGACGACATCAAGAAGTTCCAGCCCAAGCTGACCTACGTTGTTGCTTACGCTAAGAACCGCGAAGCCGCGTTCAAATCTAAAGCTGACATCGTAATAACCAACCACGACGCTGTTAAATGGATAGCTAAGAACGAAAAGCTTCTTCAGGGCTTCGATACCATCTGCATCGACGAATTCACCGCATTTAAAAACAAAGACAGTCAGCGTAGCAAAGCAGTGCTTAAGCTAGCTGCTAAGTTTAAGTACCGCATCGCTATGTCCGGTACGCCAAACAGCAACACAATCCTAGATATCTGGCACCCAACACTAATCGTTGACGACGGTGAACGGCTCGGTAAACGTTTTTACGGCTTCCGATCAGCTGTCTGTACTTCACGGTTCAATGGCTTTGCCAATGAGTGGGTAGACAAACCCAACGCCCAAGAAATCGTTGCAGCGTCTATTAAAGACATCAACATCCGTTACCAGCTAGAAAACTGCATCGACATGCCAGAACAGTCTGTACACACAATGTGTGTACAACTGACGCCTGACATCATGAAACAGTACGAACTCCTGGCTGCCGACTCTGTTCTTTACACAGGTAAAGAAACCATCAACGCCATCAACGCAGGCGCACGCGTCAAGAAGCTCCTGCAGTTATGTACCGGCGCTGTCTATACAGAAGACGGTGTAGCCTGTGGGATACACTCCGAACGTTACGAACTTGTAATGCAACTAGTGTCCGAGCGCAAACACTCATTAGTGGCGTTCAATTGGCGACACGAACGCGAACATCTTGTTCGCCTTGCTCAAGAAATGGGCCTTGAGTACGGTGTAATTGACGGTGACACGCCAGCTAACAAACGCAAAGACATCGTCGATCGCATGCAGGCTGGCCAGCTTAAAGTCGTATTTGCCCATCCGCAGTCAGCAGGTCATGGCTTGACGCTAACCACTGCAACAACAGTCATCTGGGCATCGCCAACGTACAACGCTGAACACTATCAGCAGTTCAACCGCCGGATCTACCGTGCTGGCCAAACCCAAAAAACAGAAATCATCCACATTGCAGCAGACAATACGTGGGAACCTGATGTATATACCAAACTACAAACCAAACTCGAACGTATGGACGACCTATTACAGATTCTTAATCAACTTACTCCAGCAAGGAAAATAGCATGACTGCAAGCATCAATGACCTCATAGAACGTCGCGCTGAAATCAAGCGCGAAACCGAGCAGCTGAACAACCGGCTGAAAGATTTGAAAACCGCTCAGGACGAAATCGACCTGGCGCTTTTAAAGAAAATGGACGCCGAGGGATTGTCTCGCACTGCGAATGGCGATTACTCGGTATCCATCAATGAAGACACGGTACCGGAAGTAGAAGATTGGGACGCTTTGTACAATCACGTTATTTCTACCCGTGACTTTAGCTTGATCCAAAGACGGGTAAGCTCAACGGCTTATAAAGAGCTGTTGAAACTCGGGGAAGGAGTCCCCGGCCTTTCACCAAGGACAATCCGTAAGATCAATTTTCGTTCACTCTAAACATAGGAATATACCTAAACATGTCTAATGCAATCGCTCTTGTATCGTCCAACGTTCCTGCCCACGTTATGCAAGGCACTGGCCTTGGTAACGAGAATGTCGGCCAAAACGTAACTATCCCTCGCGTCAAGCTTCTTCAAAAGATGTCTGACGAGGTGGACAAGTACAACTCCAAGTACATTCAGGGTGCTGAGCCTGGTCACTTCTTAAACTCCTTGACTGGCCAGAACTATGGCGAAGAGCTGTACGTAATCAACTTGTTGTTCCGCAACGAGTTCGTTGTATGGCGTAACCGCGATTCAGGCGGCGGCATCCTTGGATCATTCAACTCGTTGGCCGAAGCTCAAGAAGCCATCAAGTCCCAAGACAAGCCGCAGGACTACACCATCACTGATACCCATTCACATGTGCTTTTGATCAAGAACCCGGAAACAGGTGAACTTGACCGTACGCCAGTGATCATGGACTTCTCGAGTTCGAAGATGCGCATCTCGCGTAACTGGAATTCGGTCATTGGTTTGAAAGGCGGTAACCGTTTCTCGGGTCTTTGGAAACTTAAGTCCGTCTCCGTCACTAACAAAGCCGGTGCCCAGTTCATGAATCTGGAAGCTGACTTTGTAGGTTGGGCCACCGAAGAAGACTACGAGTATGCCAAGTCCGTTTATGGACAACATACCGGTCGGATCGTTGACTAATCAGTGAACGAACACGGCTTCATACGAGCTGTACAT